CATAATCCTTTTTAATATCATCTACTGTCGATGCTATTTTTTCTATTTTTTCTACAGAAACACTAGCATCAACAACTGGAACTATATCTTCAGAAACATTAAAAGTTTCATTTAAATCGTTGAATTTTTTTGTCATTTTCATAATAAATTAAAAATTAGATCCATTAAATCCAAAATCATCCCCATCTTCTATTAATAGATTGTCACTTGCAGTAATTGATTTTACTTCAGATCCTGAAAGGTGTGATGTAACAGTTGTTCCGTCTCTACCTCTATCAACAGTTAAAACATTACCGGATACAAGTTTTACATATACTTCTTCTCCTTCAATATCCAAATATGTATTTGGTAAAATAGAACTTGCATTATTTACTGTAATCAAAATATCTTCTGTTGTAATATCTTTTGTTAAATTTGTAAGAATATTTCCTGTATAATTTTTGGTTGCTCTTGGTTGCGAAGAATATACAATTTCTCTTGAAGGTGTATTAGTAGTATCTCCAGCAATATAACTGACAGTAGTTTTTTTGATAATATCTTTTGTTGCAGAAGAAACAGGACCAAATAGATAAGTTTTGGCAGTAAATCTTAAAGTATAAATTAAAACCCTTCTAGTTGTAAAATTTCCTTCATAATCATCCTGCATAGTAATGTTTTCCAATATTACAGGAATATCTCTTTTTTCATTTACAATATCAACCAATTCGACTGACATAGTATAAGCTGGTTGGAAGTATGGCAAAATTTGCTCTATTATTTGTAAAGCATCATCATTTAACTTAGACATAATACTAAGTTCAAATTGCATATTATAAGGAACTGGTAAATATACCTTTTTCGTTTCAGTTCCATCTTCAACAGATTTTGCTGTAAATGTTTGAGTTGTAGTTGCTTTTCTTGTCGGATCATAAGTTAAACCAGTAAATTCAAAAGACATTCTAGGTAATGTAATTTGAACTGGTTTATTCAAGTCTGGTGATTGTTCTATCCTTGCAAGAAACTTTTGTGTCGGTCCATATGCAAGAGGAACTTTAATTACGCTTTTGATAACTCCATTATTGTCTTTATGTTTTATTGTTATCTCATTAAATAAAGATCCAAAAGCAATTACAGTTCTTCTTAAAATTTCGTGATAAAAATACTCAAACATTTTCTAATACCTTTATATGATTAATAATCATAATAAATTCTATTTATACCTAAGGCATTCCAAATGGATTATTTTCACTAAAATCTATAATATTATCTGCCTCTTCTTCTATTTCATCATTTCTAGAGAAACCATCTTTAACAGCGAAAGTATCAATTTTTCTTAAATAATGAGACGCGCTAGAAGCACTTCCTACTATGTTTTCGCCAGGTATAAATTCTCCATTTACTTGCGAAACTTCTAAAACATTAGTAATTGAACTCCAAGATCTTACCCTAGCAGTGACACCACTTTGCGATCCAGTTACAATCTCATTAAATACAAAACTTCCACTTGAAGTAAGAGATGGATTTCCAATAACTATTGATGGTGCTTGTGTGTAACCAAGACCAGCGTTTGTAATTCTTATTGAAGTAATTGTTCCTGCTGCGGAAATTACTGCAGTTGCAGCCGCAGCAACGCTTGATATTCCAGTAAATGTTATTTGTGGAGGAACTACGTATCCTGATCCAGAATTTGTAAGTGTAACTATTCCAACTACGCCATCTCCTATAGTTGCAGTCGCAGTTGCACCTTTTCCACCACCACCTATAAATCTAACGCCGGGTGTTATAGTATATCCGTATCCTGCATTAATTATTTCAACACTCTGGACAGATTTTGCTTGAGGATTTGTATTATCATTACATACAACAATTCCTCCTATCATATTTGCAATTGCTTCTGCCGTTTTGCCACCAACTGGAGAGGAAGAAATACCAACTTTTGGGACACTTGTATATCCTCCACCTCTATTTGTTACTGTAATAAATCTAACTCCACCGTTTACAATTCCTGCTATTGCTGTAGCAGTTACTCCAAGTCCAACCATAGTTAACTTTTGAGTATTTCCTACTGGAATAGTATTTTCTCCACTACCACTTACATTGTCATCAATATCTTCTATTCCAGTATCAATAACTTCATCCTCATATCTAAACAGTTCGCACCTTAATTCATATGTGTATAATCCCTGAAGCTGATAAAAAGGTTTTTCGTGCTCAACATATTTTATTTCAAATAAACGATCCCCCAAAGGAAAATAAACTATATCACCTTCTTTTGGTCTTGTTGATAGTTTTATATTTGGTTGATTTTGTATAAGAGGAGAGATATAAGTTTTAAATCTTTCTCTAGAAATAGTTAAAGTTATCTCATTTAGTGCTTGAATTCCAAATTTTGATAAAATAGTCGGATTATCATTATATCCCTCATAAGTATTGACATATGCCTCTATTGGATATGCATTATCAAAAACAGACTCTATAACCTCTCTTATTACTTTTTTTTCAGTTATATATTTTCTGGGAAGATAATAAACTTCAACCCCATACATTCTAAGTTGCTCATTTATTAAGTCTTGAATTAGACTTTGTTCGGTTTTTGAACCTTGAAGAAAAAATGGGTTAAGCATATATTAACCTATCATATCTAATGGTGGAAGTTCATATGTGCTTGACATTTTTTCCATTAAAACATCTATTTCTCTTTGTGCATCATCATACATTTGTCTACCATTTAATTCAACTCCTCCAGGCAATTTTACTCCAGTAAATTTCATCATATTTTGTCCCCATTGCCTCTTTATTAATGAGGTTAAATATGGTTTTAAAAATGAATCGTTCCAAACTCTAGAATAATCATTTGGATCTAAAGTTGAATAACAGTCAATAATAAAATAGTGATCTTTAGTTACAGATCCCCAGTCAATATCCAAATATAACCTATCTTGTCTTTTATTGAAACGTATTTGTTTTTGCGTATTTAAAAGAAAATCTAAATCTTCCAAATAAGTTTTTACCATTGCATAACTTAGTAGTTCAGTAGTTCCCCAGTAATAAATATCATTCAAAAACAATTGATATTTTACACTAAACATATTGTGGGTGATAGTATTAGCACCATCAAAAGTAAAAATTTTATTTACTCCAATAATATTGGGAGGAACTTGTAAGTAATTACTATTTTCAAAATAAGAAAAAGTGACATTAGTTCCTGTTATATTAGTGTTTACTGCAGTAGTTACAATTCCAACTGAACTATTTTGATTTATACCTTTTGCTTTACCTCTATCAATATCTTCTTGCGTTACTTTATACTTATAAAAAGTTGGATATACTCCGTCAAAATGTCTTTCTTGAAAAAACTGTATAGCATCATCAACTAAATCTTCAATTTGCTCATCTGCAACATTAATTTCTAAAACTGGCGCACCCAGTTTTCTTTTACAATAATCTATTAGTTCTTGTCTAGTAGATGGTTGCGCCATTATTTTTACTCTTTTAAATATTTATAGACTGGACGACATTAACTGAGAAACAACTTCTTGCTGCTTTAAATATAATTTATAGTAGCATTTTGCAATATTTTTGACATCATCTATATTATTTAAACTATCAATTTCAGATGCAACTTTAAAATATTCAAAACTTTTACTTAAATTTTCAAGTTCTATACTATTTGGATCCATTTACTAAACTCCTAAGTAATGATTTAATCTCATTCAAGTCCTCTTTCATACTAGCAACATCTTCCTCAAGATTTTGTACTTTTTGATTCTCTTCATTTTTAACATTACGTCTTGTAATGTACTGTTGATATTCAGTCATGTCTGTATTTACTATTGAGTTTGTAATAGGATCTCTTAATAATTCATTATGACCCTCTATTTTTAAATAATGCATAATTGTTTTAAGCAAGCGCAAGTACTCTTAAGTTTTTAACTCTTGGTGGATATACTTGATTGGTGGATGTTAATATTATCTTTATTCTGTATGATCTAAATGAAGGCAATTGGTCTGCAGTAAATGTATATTCTCTAAAATCAATACTGCTAGATTCAAAACCAAAAGATGTGCTAGGTTGAATGAAGGAATCTGGTAGTCCATCACTATCTTCAAAACTAATAATTTGTTTTCTAGAATCTAAATTATTATAACCGGGGAATGGTGTAAAAATTGGAATAAAGTTTTGTGATTCCCCAATAGAATAAAATGCTCTTACTTCACAGTAATTATTAATATAAGCATCTAAAAGAATTTTGATAGAAGTTGCAGGATTTTCTAAAACAATTTCTTTACTTATGTATTGGAAAGCTGTTGGGTCTGTTCCAATAGTATTTACTCTATTGTCAGTAGCATAATTTTTAATTGCCTTATTAACTCTGTTGGACGTTAAAATTGCACTAATTCTTTGGGTATCAATAACTGGACTTACTCTAGAATCTGCCGTGTTCAAGAACATTCTTAGGTTTAATGATTTTTTACCTGGCAAGAATCCGAGTTGTAAGTTCTCATTCACTCTAGATGCGATTATTCTGGAACTATTCAAATAATTTGTTTTATTTAAAGTTATTGGCTCAAATCCTTTATCGACAAATGGTATTTCATTGCCACTAATACTGGATCCAGTAATTGTTCTAATTTCTGCATTGATAGATGTGCCCTGTACAGTTATATTTTGTACAGAAGGAGTAATAATCTCAAATGGAATATTTTGTGTTGCTCTTATATTGAATCCGCCAGCAAATTTTGTTTGATTTAAATATAATTTGGGGAAAGTAGTTTCAACACTTCTATTAGTTCCATTTTGATCCATCTTCACTTTAATATAATATGAATCAAAAGATATTGGATCGACTAAAGTAACATCTTCTAAAGAATGTGTGGTGTTAATTCTCTTCAAAGAAACTCCTGCAAGTTCATATTTGTAAACCAAATACCCAGAATTATATGTAATAGCTGGTTGAGACAATGTGTTGAAGAATATTGGATCTATATATCCAATTCTAGTTACATTATTGAGAAATCCTGAACTGACAGATTCATATTGGAAGATCTCATTTCCTATTAAAGCATATCCTGGATTTGATGCACTTACTGTAACATTTTCAAATGTAGCAAAATTAGAAGAATCTGCTACTGGAATAGGTGCGGTGGAATTATAAGCATAATTTGAGGTTAATTTTGTTGGCGGGATATCTGATTCTACTCCAGAAATTGTAACTCTATTTTTGGTAAAATACATTCCATGATTTTTGTGATTAACTAAGATATGAAGTCCGTCAGAATCTACATTAATTTCAGATATTTGTACATTTCCACCTGTTGTTGAATTTAATGTTGTAGTTATACCAGAATTATTTACATATTGAATAGTAACTCCAACTCCAGCAAGAGAAAAATCGCCTTGAACATTATCCAAAATAAGTTCATTTGTACTTGCAATTGAAACAAGAGAAAATCTTGCATTTCTTCCAATAGAAGTTGAACCAAGTGTAGTAATTCCTAAAACATCACCAACTTTGTAACCATTTCCAGAATTTGAAATTGTAGCTGCTACTGCAACTCCATTTGAAATAGTAATATTTGCGGTTGCATTTCTTCCATTTCCAGTTATAGACTCTAATAAAACATTAGAATAGGTTGACGAACCAGATGATGGAGTATATCCTATTCCAGCATTAATGACTTGCAATGTTCCAGTTGCAATTCCTGCATTTCCTACATAATTACCTGTAGCAAAAGTTCCTTGTTGAATAACTGTATTACCTAACGTTAAGTTAGAATCGTCAAGTGGTTTTGATAACCCTATTCTAACGACTCTAGAATTTGGTGTAATTGAATTTGGTAATAAAGTAGGAACTTGAGAATTACCGGGTGATAATTCTGGACTATAAAATTCCACTGAACCAGAACTTAAGAAACTTGCTCTATACAAAGTAAATTTAAGATCTTCCCATTGACTTGCTTCCCAAGTTGATGCATTTTGTGACTTAAATAGAGATCCAAGATATGGTTGATTTGAAATATACGACTGTGTAAGTATATCAACTTCTCCTACTCTAGAAATAAAGACATTATACTTATTTGAATTTGAACCCACTACAAGTGCATATTCTTTTCCACCCTCAAGATAAACGGGGGAGTTAAATGTAATAGTTGTTGCAACAGATCCATCATTTGATGTATTGATACTTTCTGGATTTAGAACTACCTCTGAAAATGGTACTACAGTCTGAGTCGGATATCCTCCCTGCATAGTTCTAATTTGAATCAATGCAGGGACCTCTGAGTCATCTTTAGATTTAAAGAATATATCACACTTAGTAACAAACACTCCGCTTTCTTCTTGAACTAAGAAGGATTGTGCAAGAGGATCCCACCAAGGACATCCATACCAATTTGTTGTTTTTGCAACTACTTCGGTACTAACTAATTGTGGTCCTGTTGTTCTCGATACATCTTCACTTTGCGTTTCTTGTTTTTGTACAATAGTTGCATTTCTAGTTGAAATTATATTTTCTTGTACAGTTTCTATAGTTCCACTTGAAACAAATTTTTCTTCTGCAATAGTAGATGCAAGATTCTTATCATTTATTGGGCTGTTTATTACAGTAAATGTTTTAGAACCATTTTCAAATCTTGGATTAGTCGTTATGTTTGGATTTGGTACATAAAAACTTCCAATGATAGAAGTATAAACATCAGAAATTAATCTTAAATTAGTAATAGTTGCCTGAGCACCACTAGTTTTTCCTACTAAAATCATATTTGGTTGAACCCAACCACTATATTCTCCCTGATATTGGGCACATAGAGAAAATGTATCAATATTTAAAATATTACTTGTTGAAGAATATGTGGATGGAATTGTTTGACTTGTATATGGACTTAAAGTATATGTGGATGTTGGACTATTATAAGGACCTTCCTTGTGATTTTGTTGAGCAACTCTAAAGGTAATCTGAGGATTACTTTCATTTAATGTAGTTTCATCTAAACCAGTTTTTGGTATAGATCCTATTACAGTTTCTCCAACTTCAAAAACTCCAGAAATCATATTAATTTCTAAAAGTTTTGGAGTGCAATATTTTGTTACATCAACTCCATCGAAGAAACAATATAATTGAGTTAATGGTTTAACATTTTTTGCGGTAAATTGAATATTTCTAGATCTAAGATATTGAATTAAGTTTCTACTTACTACTTTATCTCCAATTGAAGTAGTGTCAATCTGCTCTGTAACATAAGTAGTAGTTCCTGTTCTAGTCTGTACTCCAGTTTCTTTAACTTCTCTATAAGTATCTTGAGTTACTGTTGTTACTGCACCATAATATCCCCAATATCTACCATAGTATCCATAATATCCCCAATAACCATAATACCCATAATACCCGTAAGGATATCCCCTCCACCAATATCCATAATATCCATAGTATCCATAATGATAATTTGTACTGGTATTAATATCTACAGTTTCAATAACTTCTTTTCCTGTCCAATTAGTTTCCCATGCTCCCCAAACAGTTGGAGAATATCCTGTTTGGGGATCTACTCCAAATTGTTGAGATGCAAGTGCCATGACTTGCGAGTAATTTCCTTCAGTATCAATAATTTTTGCATCAAGTCTGACAGTATCTACCCAAGTATCTGAAGAAGGAACTAACTCCATAGTTCCTTGCCAGAAA